GTAACGGAACTCGAATTACATTTGTCGGCTCGCTTTTTGGTCTTCCTGCTACTAGATTAAAAATATTATCTTTATGTTTTTTAATATAAAACCTTTCTCTTTTTAAGAGAATAGCAGGGCTACATTTTTCTATAACTTCAAATAAATGATTTTCTACACCGTGATTTTCAATTGACTTTCTTAATCCAATATTTACAGAATTTTTCTTATGTTGGTAAAATCTGTTTTGTATGTTCTTACTTTGGCCAATATAAACTTTACCTTCTGGATTAGTTATTTTATAAATCCCTGTCATACTCCTTAGATTTTTCGGTTAGTATTTTTTGAGCCAATTCTTTGAAAGTAGTTTTTTCTTTAACCGCTTTAATAGTTAATACTTCGACTACCTTTTCTTCTAAGTGAATTTGTTTCGCTTTCATATCTTATATGTTTTATATATAACAAATATACGAAATACTTTTAATCTGTAACATTTATCTTGTTTTATTTTCAAACATTCTACAAATAAATTCAAACGATACGACTTTAACCCCGTGTTTAGCTTTTAATTCGGCTCGTTCTTGCTGGGTTAGATCGCGCCAGTATTTTAACTCTTTCATTTTATTTAAAATCTTGAATATATCTATATTTTAATAAGCAAAGTAATTTATAATTAAAACTTCCTTTTTCTACTTTGTTTATGATATTGTTGAAATACTCAATTCCGTTTGTAAATTTGGTTTTCATAATCTTTTAATTTTTAATTTACTCCAAACGTGGAGGGGGGTTAGTATATTCGAAATTTAATGTATTCTTTACTTTTCGGAACTATTTCTTTAAAAACGTGTAATTCATAAATGTAACGGTCATCAAAACCGTACTTTTTCACTAAGCAGTCAATAAATGTTTTACAGCAATTATCGATATCGCTTGCTTTAGAGCTAAAGCCAAATTCAATAGCGAGCTTTATATTTTTTAAGTCTGGAATATCTATAGACTTTGGTAATATTGCGTTCATTTCTTGAATATAATCATTATACAAATCAGTACGGAAACGTTTGCCTTGCCACGCCTGATTGACTGATAAAGGCTTAATGTTTAGTGTATAATTCATTTCAGTCTTTGTTTTACTGAACTAATAGAAAGTGTATTTATTTTATCTACGCTCTCAACTTTCTTTGCAATCTTCTTTTTAATCCACTCATGCAAACGACATTGAGCTATTAAATAATTTTGTAATTCGTCTTTTCCTTTATACATAGTTTTAGTTTTAAAATTCTATTTCTAATTCATCATTTGATTCATAAACATCGAAAGCCTCTTCTAATGTTTTTGTAATTGGTTCAATAAATTTATCTGGGACCAATTCTTTATCTAAAACATTTATTTCTGGTATTGGGTCCCAAATTGCATATGTTGGTATTTCTTCACCAATTGCATAATATCGACCAGAAGGTAAATGATAATCATATTCTACTTGGCCCCCTATTTCACCTTGAAATTTCATTTTAGTTTTTAGATTTTCAAATACTGTCTTTGGCTCGTTTACTTCATCACCAAAAAATCTATAAATACTAAAACCGTCATGTGTTTGGTTCCTAAAATCTGAGGATCCAGAAACATCATAAAGCGTTGGCGAACCATAAAGTCCAGAAGCATCCTTTTGCATCTTTGTAGGGTGGGCCACTAAGAATATAATAACATTATTCATTTGGGCAAACATTGTAAGCTTAGTCAGGACCTCATTAATTTGCTGTAATCTGTTTCCGTTTCCGGTAAAGGCCAATTTATTAAATGCATCGATTATAAAAATATCTATTCCATAACTAAACAACTGTTCTTTAAATTTATCAAATAACCAGTCCCAAGTTGGAAATTCCCCGTTTTCGGTCCCAGTCAAATAAATCTTTTCTTCGGCCCATTCTTGATACTTTGCAATTTCATATTTATTTACTCTTTTGCAATCTTCATTATCTTTCCAAAAATTTCGGCCCGTAGCTTTTTCAATAAATGTAGTATGATGTAATGAAAAAGGATGATGCTCTGGACTGAAAAAAGAAGCTTTCATTTTATAATCTCGGACCAGATTTAAAACATACCATTCTGTAAAATTTGATTTTCCGTGTGAAGGTATTCCTGTTCCCGTGATTAAATGGCCCCTCATAACTGAAAAGACACTTTTTAGGCCCCCAAAACATTTATGTTTAGGTGAAATTGTTTCTGGCAACCCATTATCGTATAGGGCCACAATATCATCATAACAATCTGAAACTTTAAAAGTACCTGCGACTGGGTATTTAACCGTATTGTAAATTGTTTTTTCTAAGGTACCATTAATTAGGTCCTCATTTGCATCTTTACCTTCGAATATTATTCTTTCACATCTGAAACGGCCTAAACGTTGCGCAATCTTTTCGGCCACTTCATCGCCTTTAGCATCATTGTCGGTCCCGATGTAAAACTTTTTAATGTCTTTTATGTACTTTTCAGAATTAATCCAGTAGTTGTCATTGTCATTTGCCCCATTTGGCACCGATATAACATTTTTAATTCCAATTTCATAAAGGGCCATTACGTCAATTTCTCCCTCTACTATGTAACATTCATCTTGGCCAATAATTGAATTGATATTATAAAAAATACTTTTAGCGTTTTTTGACTGAGTGAATTTCTTACCTCCTGAGCGATATTTTTTATTTACAAGTACATCACCCTCAAAATAATTAAATACTATGTTATTTACCTCTTTATTAAGTTGAGGTTGATAATATTTTTCTTCTGATACTTCAAAGTTTTTTAAAGTGTATTGATTTATTTTTCGGCCCTCAAAATATTTAACAATAGGATCCGAAAGTTCAGTATAATTTTTCCATGTTTGTAATGGCAAAGTGAACTTTTCTTTTTCAACTGTTTTTTCAATACTGTCTTTAAAAAATAATCCTTCACAATGAAAACATTTGGCCACACCAGAATTAAAATTTACATAAAGACTTTTGTCTGATTTATTTTTTCTATCTGGGCCACAAACAGGACATTTTAATTTAGCGGTCCCGTTTGTTTTATTTGTTTCTATAAGGGCCCAATTATGTATGTTACTCATGATACTGGTCTATTTGGAGATGTTGGACTAATATATTTTTTTTCTGGTAATTGTTGTTTGTTTTTTAACCATTCCGATTTAAAACCGCCCCATGAATTAACAACACATTCTTTTAGGACCTCATTAATTGTTTTTCCTGATTTTAGGACCTCATTATTAAAATTTTCAAAGGCCGTTAATGTATTTGATAGCTTCTTTAATTTTCTTACTGCTATCCAATCAGATACTAATTGTTTTTCGGCTCCTAAATTTATTAATGAATCGAAAAATTTAAAAGGCAAAGCCTTATTATTATTTTCTTCTTTTATCTCTTTTACTATTATCTTATCTTCTCTTATAGCATTGCTTTTGGATTCCAATTGCAATGCATTTGCATTATCTTCTTTGTTTTCCCAACGTTTATTGGCTGCGGAAGTTCTTTTTTCGCTAATTTCTTTGAACTCATTTAGCTGTTTATCTAAAAAACTTATATTTATTTCATCATTGTTTAAAGTGATAATTTTGTTATCAATAAGCTCCTTTAATACACTTGCATCTTTTTTGCAATACTTATGCAATGCAAATGCATATTTGATATTTCCAAGTTTTAACCAATAACCGCTACAAAGATTTATAAAGCAAACTATTGATTCATCTGAACAAACTTGAATTTCACCTTCTAGCCATTCAGAAGGCTCAAATTTAAAATATGGTAGTTCCTTAGCCATTACATACCTCCTCTTTTAAGTGTAATAAGTCGTATTTTTCAAGAGCTAATTCAATTTCCTTATAAGTCCACGCCCAAAGACCAAAAGAGGATGTTTTAGGATAACTTATACAGTCGAATTGTTTATTTTCTTTATGCTTAAAAACTTCATAGTGTTCACATCCGTCACAATCTACTTTATAGATGTACGCTACATCACTTTTTTTAATTTGGGTAAAGATAAACCCCTTTACTTCTCCGCGACCGATAAATTCTTCTTGTAATTGTTTCATTTTATTTAGTTTTAAAAGTTATATAAATGCAAAATCCCATCAATTCGGCTGTACTGTGAGAGAAGCCTCCTTGATAGGATTTGTATAATGTTTTCCGTTATGTGTTGCAATGTCTCTCACCTCATTACAAAGACAAACTTACAATTTTACTTTTGATTAAGCAATTTTTTTTGTGTTAAAGTTTCTACAAACTCTTCTGGTGTTCTCATTCGTTCTTTTATAAGTTCCATTTTCTTTTCGTCTGTTAGTGTAGTATTCCATAACCTACCCCATTCAAAAGCAAATTCGTGAATGTAACTAACTATTCTTTCTTTTTCTTCTTGATCCATAATTACAATTTTTTAAGTTCTTCAAAGTCTCCTATTCTATAATTCTCTTAATTTTTGATAATCCCCTATTTCGGTATATTTTATATACGTTTTAGACAATTCCAATGCATACAAAACTAAGTCTATTGCTTCGGTTAGTTTTTTTTCTTTAACAGGCTTTACGTGTTCAGCTCCCAAACGCCATTGCTGGTGCTTTTTAAGTGTTTTAATTGCGTTTTTTAGTTTCATGATATGATTTTATTAAGTTTAGATTCAACCACAACACAACCGTCTTTGTTATAATCACGAATAAAATCGTAGGTTAGTTTTGTACTCATTTTTAACATTGAGGCAATTG